GGCTAGTATAGTTTTTCTTGGTAACTTTGAAGTCTCTTATAGTAGTGAGAATCATCATGCTAGTAGTCTAGAGTCTTTAGGCCATACCGTGACAAAATTGCAGGAGCGTAAAGCCAAGACACAAACCATCCTAGAAAAAGCATCAGCATCTGATCTATTTATCTGGGTACATACACATGGCTGGGAGACCGTTGGTAATATTACAATGGATGAAGTACTTAAGCAATTAAATGCTTCTGGCATTCCTACAATGACATACCATCTAGATCTGTGGTTTGGATTAGATCGTCAGAAAGATTTAAAGCATGATAGTTTCTATAGAACTATTGGACATTTCTTTACTGTAGATAAACTTATGGCTGATTGGTTTGATCACAATACCGCCGTCAAAGGCCACTTTATGCCTGCAGGAGTGTATGATAAAGAATGTTACATACACCCAGACTATGACACACAAAACTTTGAGTACGATGTTATTTTTGTGGGCAGCAGAAGATATCACCATGAACACAAGTATCGCCCAGAACTAATTGACTTCTTAAGAAAGACCTACGGAAAAAGATTCCTCCATGTAGGTGGAGATGGCGACACAGGAACTATACGTGGGGATGCACTAAACCGTATCTATGCCAAGAGTAAGATTGCAGTAGGAGATAGCCTTAACATAGGCTTTGATTATCCTTACTACACTAGTGATAGATTGTTTGAGTCTACTGGTCGTGGTGGTTTTACCATCTACCCAGAAATTAAGGGATTAGATGAATACTTTATGCCTGATGAAGTTGTGTTTTATAAGCATGGAAACTTTAATGACTTAAGAGATAAGATAGATCAGTATCTTGAAAACTCTTTGGTACGAGAAAGAATCAGAGTCAATGGTAATAACCGTACAAAGAAAGAACATACCTATGTCCACAGATGGACTGCAATCTTAGAAGAGTTGGGCATTAAATGAATTGTTTAGTAACTGGAGGGGCAGGGTTCATTGGATCTAATCTTGTTGATAAACTCATAGACCTTGGCCATAGTGTTATCTGTATAGATAATGAGTCAGCAGAATGTCATGAGCAATTTTATTGGAATCCAAAAGCAAATAATTATAAATATGATATATGTGATTATGACCAGATAAAACATTTATTTAATGGAGTTGACTATGTATTTCACATTGCATCTGACGCAAGAATTCAACCAGCAATTCTAAACCCTAGAAAATCTATTGAGTCTAACGCAGTTGGAACTGCCAATGTATTGGAACTATCTCGCTTGGCAAAAGTAAAGAAGTTTGTTTATTCTAGTACATCATCTGCCTATGGCAAGAAAGCAATACTTCCAAACATAGAAACACAGGCATCTGACCCACTAACACCATACTCTGCAGCAAAAGTATTCGGTGAAAACCTTGCAAGAGTTTACTATAATCTTTATGGTCTTGAGACTATATCACTTAGATACTTTAATGTTTATGGAGATAGACAGCCACTAAAGGGTCAGTATGCACCAGTAATAGGACTGTTCTTAAAGCAATACCATGAAGGAAAACCATTGACAGTTGTTGGAGATGGATCTCAGCGCAGAGACTTTACACATATATCTGATGTAATAGAAGCAAACATCCTTGCATCTGAAGTAACTCATGGTTTTGGTGAGGTGTATAACATTGGGTATGGAAGTAACTATTCTATAATTGATATTGCTAATATGATTTCAAATGATGTTAAGTTTATCCCGTCAAGAATTGGGGAAGTGCAAGAAACTCTTGCATCTAATGAAAAGTTTAAAGGTTTAACGGGATGGACACCAAAGGTATCTTTAATGGATTGGTTACAAGATGACTGAGATGAGAAAAGTAACAATCAATGGTGAGTTTGAAATTACTTTACCAGAACATCGTGCTGCACGTCCTGATTGGTATCAGCCACATGGTTGGGAAAAACCAAGACTAAAACACATGTCTGAAAATATTTTTTCTGGAGATGTTATGTATTATGTTGGTGCAGAGGAAGGCGAGTTTGCTGCACTATGTCAAATGTGGGGTGCTGAAGTAGTTGTATTTGAGCCAAACCCAAAAGTTTGGTCACACTTTCCATTACTTTGGAGTGCAAATAATTTAGATCTTCCAATGGCTTGTATTCCTGGATTTGCATCTGATAAGATAAACAGTCTTTCAAGAATATATTATAATGAATGGCCACCAGAAGTTAATGATGTAATTGAGGCAGCACATGGGTTTAAAGAACTATACCTTGAAGGAGAGACATATGGTCAGATTACTATAGATTCTTGTGTATATGATCACGGTATTAAGCCACCTACCGCCATTTCATTGGACGTAGAGGGCAGTGAGTGGAGGGTCCTAAAAGGGGCTGAGAAGGTGCTTAGAGAGCACAAACCAAAGATTTGGTTATCTGGACACCCTGAGTTTATGTTACAGCAATGGAATGAATCTTTATATAATCTTAGACAATGGATAAAAGGATTAGGATATACTGAAACAATTTTAGATTATCAACATGAGGTTCATTTATATTATGAATCAATATAGCGCATACCTTTACTCTCATGATGGTCAAGACTATGCAAATGACAAATGGGATTATGGATTATTAAAAGAAATATTTGATAAGCATGAAGTAGATCAGACAAGAGTTACAGAGATTCCAAAAGGAGATAAAGCCTTTGTTGTAATTCCTGGACCACAAACTGCTGGTAATGAAGACAAACTATCTAATGAATTAAATAAACTTTCTAGAGTTGTTTTATTTATTAATGGAGATGAGAATGCTAGGTTTGATGTAAGTAAAATTAGACATAATAATATTGAGATATGGATTCAATACCCTCACGAAAAGCATGATCAATATAATAAGATGCCAATTGGAGTTCCACAACACCTGAAAGACAACGTTCCAGAGTATAAAGAAAAAGAGTATGATTTATATTTTGGGGGACAGATAACACACTCAAGAAGAAAAGAGTTAGCATTGGTTATGCCAATCCTAAAAAATTCACTATATGGACCAACAAAAGGATTTTCACTTGGAGATAAACCAAAGGACTACTATGCTAAACTTGCAAGTGCAAAGATTGCTCCATGTCCATCTGGGGCAGCAGTAATAGATACATTTAGATTTTTTGAATCAATAGAACTTTTAACTCTTCCGATTGCAGATAAACTAGATCCAAGCATGACAGAGACAAAGTTTTATATGAAAATGTTTGGTCCTGAATTTCCTGTTCAGTCTGTAGATAATTGGAATAATATTGAAAAACTTTTGCCAGAGTTGTTGGAAAGTTATCCAAATAATATGCACAGAGTTGTTGGTTGGTGGATTAAATATAAAAGAGATCTGGGTATTAAAATAATGGGGCAATTAAATGCATAAAAGAGATATAACTATTGTTTTGGTAACTTCTGTATTACCTTCTCATCCAAATACAGACATCATTGATGAAACAATTAAATCTATTAGGTTTCATTTTCCAGACAATGAAATAATTATGCAGATTGATGGATTAAGAAGAGAACAAAATCACCGCAAGTCAGACTATGATGAATATAAAAATCGTATTTTATGGAAATGTTTGCATGAATATAAAAATGTTTTGCCAATGGTTTTTGAAAGTCACATCCACCAAACAGGAATGATGCGCTTAACAATGCCAGAAATAAAAACATCATTGCTTCTTTATATTGAGGGAGATGCTCCTCTTACACTTGACCCTATTGATTGGGAAAAGTGTTTAGATATGATTGAATTTGGCAAAGCAAATACTATTCGTTTTCATTTTGAGGCCTTTATTCCAGAACCTCACAAACACTTAATGTTTGCTTTAGAAGATGGATTTTTACAGACCGCCCAATGGAGCCAACGTCCACACCTAACAAAAAAGAGTTACTATAGAGATGTTGTCTTGCCATCATGTGACAAATTCTTTTTTATAGAAGATACTTTTCATGGCAAGGTTCAAGATGATATTTTGCCATATGATATTTTTAGCAAAGAGGGCTGGAATATGCATAAGTTATGGATCTATCATCCTGATATAAACATTAAAAGATCTTATCATTTAGATGGCCGTGATGGTCATAAAAAATTTACCACAGATGATATTTTTTGGGGATATAAAGAATGAGATTAGGAATCATAGCAAGGTCTGATAACACTGGCTTGGGTAATCAAACCAGAGAACTAGTAGATATGTTAAAACCTGACAAAATTCTACTCATTAACTCAAGTTTTTTTAATCAAAACAAACAGCACCCAGAGTGGTATGCAGGTTATGACTGCATTACAACAGACAGAGGGTTTCCTAGACAGGGTGAGATAAAAGAATTTTTACGAAACCTTGATGTTGTTATTAGTTGTGAAACCTTTTACTCACAACAGTTTATTGATATGGCTAGACTGTCTGGTATAAAAACCATTCTTCAGTATAACTATGAGTTTTTAGGTAACTTACAACATGAAGACTGGTCATTACCAGATGTATTATTGGCTCCAAGTACTTGGCATATAGATGATATTAGAAGACTATATGGTACTAGATGTGAAATTATTCACTTACCGCCACCAACTGACGCAGAGTTATTTAAAGATGTAAAAAATATAAATGCACAAGACCATAAAAGAATTCTGCATGTTGCTGGTAAGGCAGCCGTTAAGGATCGCAACGGTACAGAAACCGTCATCAAGATGCTTGAATATTCAAAGGAAGATTATAAGTTAGTTATTAAAACACAAACCCCTTTAGAGATTAAATCAACAGATGAAAGAATTATTATAGAAACAGATAACGTTGCAAACAAACAAGATCTGTACTCTGGCTATGATGCAATGGTGTTGCCTAGAAGGTATGCTGGTTTATGTTTACCAATGAATGAAGCATTGATGAGTGGGCTACCAGTATTTATGCCAAGGGTTTCTCCAAACACAACGGTATTGCCAGATGAGTGGACGTTGGAGGCTGAACTAATTGATAAGTTTAAGGCTAAAGCAACTGTAGATGTTTGGTCGGTTAGTCCTAAATCACTTGCTGAACTTATTGATAACTATATTGTTAGTGATAAAGAAGCAATGAAAACTAAAGCATTTAATTTAGGGTTTGAACATTTTTCAAGAGAGTCATTAAAACAAAAATATATAGATATTATTAACTCATAAAACAAAAAAGCCAGCCTATTTCTAGACTGGCAATTCTGTAAGTAAATATTACTTCTTTGGCGCTGCCTTCTTAGCAGGTGCCTTCTTCTTTGCAGGTGCCTTAGCAGCCTTCAGAGCGGTCTCTACGGCCTTGGCATCTGGTAGTAGACCAAAAGCCTTGTCGTTAGGGTTGATTGCTCTAATTGCAACGGGTGCAAGTGCTGCAACAAGGGCAGTCCATAGATCCTTTGGATCCGTTACTCCTGCCATATATAGTGCAAGGCCTGATGCAAGGACTGAACGTCCGTATGATGCAAGTAGTGCCTTTAGTTGTTCTGTGTTCATTTTTCCTCCTAGGATAGAACCTTAATTAGTATAGCATATCCAGCCCATAGCCCTACAATTCCTGCGACTCCCGCAAAAACTGGTGGTGCTGGTACTGGCAATTTGAATGCAGCAAAGACTACGCCACACCCAAAACCTGTTAGTGTTGATAATAATATATCTTTCATGATTTAAATGCCTCCGCTTGTAATTGTTTAAAATGTTTTTCACAAAGATCAATTATGTTAGTCTCTGTTGCCCATAAATTTGACGCTTGTTCTTGACATTCTTCTATTAAACATATTAAAAATGCACTATAAATTAATGAATGACGATCCTTTAATTTAAGCATTTTCTTCTTCTGGAAGTAGTGTTTTTAATTCTTTATATGCTTTTGAAATATTTTTCATAGATGGATAGTCAGGCCTTGACATAGATAGTGCTTCTCCATATTCATCAAAATATGATACATCTGCATCAACATCGTTAACAAACTTTGTTAATCCTTTTTGTACGCTTTCAATATATGAAAAAGCCCAATCTCGTGAGTCAGAAAGAAATTTAATAAAATTCTCTTTGTGTATTGATTCATCTGAGTCTTCTTTTGTTTTTGTAGATTTTGTTAGATCAACATACTCTTGAAGCAAAGTGTTTTCAATAAATAGTTTTGAAATATCTTTTTTAAGTTTAATGGATTGTTTTAAAACTAACATATATGACAATGCAAAACAAACTGTCAATGTTGCAAAAACAATAATAAGAATATCTTTCATATCTACACCCCACATGTTTTAATTATATCCTAATGCCGTGGGTTTGTCAAACTATAAAAATCTTTAAAGTTAGTATTAGTAAAGATCTCATACTCTGCAAGGGTTCTAATGTTTCCAGCACCGAAGATTCCTTCTTCTTCACCACAAAGAATTCTTCTTTGTTTCTTGTATGATATTTCTTCTAATTCTTTCCAAGATAAACCTCTTAGATTTCTATCTCCCCAAATCTTATAGTATCCACCACGAGAATAAAAATGATAAACAATATTTTTTGCAGGGGAATAAATATCCCAGCCTCTAGTCCAAGCCCTCATAGCAAAGCAAATTTCTTCACCAAAAAAACTTAGGTCTGGATCGTATGGAAGTTCATTAACCATTGCTCCATAAGAAAACATAAAACCACCAAGAACAGTTTCTGATATTTCTGGATCTTCTTTTGCTCTATTTATAAACTCAAGTCTTTCTGCTGTCCACTGATTTTTTCTATTTAGTGCTACCTTTTGTCTAGTTGGATATGATTTTATCTTTGGATGTTTTTTTATTAAATGCATACCGCCATTACTTTCTGGCTCAAAGGGTGCTGGGAAATATGAGAGAAGAACTGATGAATGACCAGAAATATTCTTAGCCCTTTCTAGTTGATCAATAGATATGGTGTCCCAGTCTTTTGCAAACCTTGTATGTGAGTCAATTTGAAGGAAGTGGTCTTCATTATTGTATAGTTCCATGGCTTTTGCTCTTGCATACCCCGCACCTCTGGCTTCTTTAGAGTGCATATTTATTAATGAAAGGTTTGGAACAAAGTCAAAGTTTGGCATCTCTAATGGTAAACCTTGATAAACAACACCAAAGTATAAGTTTTCTGGATTACTGGCATTGTCAATAGCGCTCTTAATAGTATAAGGAAGTTCTGGGTCACGGAAAGATGCTATAGATATAAATATTGTCATTTAATAGCCTCTCTTGTAACTAACACTATTGCGCCTTCCATTTCTAATGCTTTTTTTGCATTTAACACATATTGTAATGCCTTTATCTTGTCATCATGAACCATTCTTGCAAATACATATTCATCCAGTTTAATTGTTAAAAAATGTTCATTATCAATTAATTCTACTTTAAATCCTTTTGGAGGAATAATAGAGTGAAAGGCTCTACGCATTTGATCTGTATACATTATTTTCTGCCCCATTTAATTTTATTCCAACCACGCTCATGTAAATAATAAAAGATTGTCTTTGTAACTACCTCAAAACTTGCGATTGCACCAGCCGTAACGGGCTCTTTGGTTATTGCCCAAGATATTACAAAGGTGTCTGCTGTACCAATTATACGCCAAGTAATTGCTTTTAGTGCTGATCTTTGTTTGGTTACATTCATGATGGCCATTCAATGTTGCTTGGCTTAGTCATGAAGTTCCAGACTTTAGATACCCATCTCTTTACGTTTTTGCGTAGCCGAAATAGCATGAATGTCTGCCCCCAAATCTACTTGTTCAATCTTGTATCCTACATCACGACCATATACAATGTTGGTAATGTTAGGTAGTCTTAGGACTAATGCCCCGTCCATAAATTCATCCTTGGCAATGTATTCTTTTACCTGATCAAACTTAAGAGGATCTTTTTCGCTTGTATTATATGTATTGCGTACTCCAAGTAGTACCTGATCTGTTCTCTTCCCCGCTTCTTTGTAAAGAGCGTGGTGTCCTTCATGCCATGGCTGATACCTACCCAGCATAAGAGTTGTAGGGGCTGTCCAGTCGTGTAACTGGCAAGCAGTAATGATAAGGTCAGCCTCTTCTTCTACTGTCATTCCAAGAGAGATACGGATATCACAGTAGTCTGGATCCTCCCACATCTTATTTGTGTCTTCAAATCTTCCAGACTCAATTCTGTCTACCCATACTAAAATATCTGGCTTGCCAAACGCAGCACGAGTTAGGTCTGTTGGACATACAAAATCTACAATTACTGGAGCAACACCCTGCTTAGCAATAAGTCTTGCCATCTCTCCCATACGACGAGCCTGCTCAAGTCTATCTTCTGGTGCAAACCCTAAATCTGAATTTACAGTTGCACGAACCTCATCTGCATTAAGATGAATAGCATTAATTCTTTCTTTGAGTGCCCTTGCTAGTTCTGTTTTTCCAGATCCTGGAAGACCTATAATTTGAATAATCATTACTTCTCCATCGTTAATGATTGCCAGGTATTAGCCCAGTCTTGCTTAGTTTTATGTTTATTAAACTCTCTAGATATATTCCCAAGTTCAAGGAATACTCCACCCCAAACACCATACTCTTTACCAGAAACACCATTAGCAAAACAAATATTAGATACTGGGCATCTTTGGCAAATTGAGTCTACAATTGGACGGACTTCTACATCATCTTCATACTTATCAAAGAATATATTAGTGTCAATCCCAAGGCAGGCTGCTTCATCTTTCCATAAATGTTGTTTCATTTATTGACCGTATTTGTTTGGAATGTCCCAACCATTACGATTAAGGTTAAAGGTTTTTTGTAGGTACCATGCATGTTTTACACGTACACCGCTTGGTGATGTTCTGGCAAGGTCTGATCTTTTACGTTCTACAACGTCCCAGCCAAGCCATGCAAGTTCTTTATTTCTTTGAACAATTTTTTCCATTTGTGCCAACGAATTGATTATCATTATATTCTTTCTTTTA